ATCGACCGTGGTGATAAAGTTATTGTTGTTATTGACTCTATCGGTAACCTTGCTTCTAAGAAAGAATTAGAAGATGCGAAAAACGAAAAATCAGTAGCTGATATGTCTCGGGCAAAAGCTCTTAAAGGTCTTTTCCGAATGTCAACTCCATACTTGACTATGAAAGATATTCCTCTTCTTGCTATTAACCATACATATCAAGAAATCGGTTTGTTTCCAAAAGCTGTTGTTTCTGGTGGTACGGGTATCTACTATTCAGCAGATAATATCTGGATTATTGGCCGGCGCCAAAACAAAAAAGGCACAGAAATTACCGGTTATGATTTTGTAATCAACGTTGATAAATCTCGTTATGTAAAAGAAAAATCTAAAATTCCAATCTCTGTATCTTGGGACGGTGGTGTAGAACAATGGTCTGGTCTACTTGAAGTTGCTATGGCCGGTGGTTTTGTTCGTAAACCAAGTAATGGTTGGTACGAAGCTCTTAATCCAGCAACAGGTGAACTATTAAGCCCAAACAAAGTTCGTGAAGCAGAAACATTAAAAGAAGAATTTTGGCAACCAGTTTTTGAAAAAACTAACTTCAAAGAATTTGTAAAAGAGCATTATACAATTGGATATAAATCTCAAATCAATGAAGCAGCCTTTGAAGATGTATTAGAAGGAGAAGATTAATGCGAACTAACTTAAGTCAATACGACTATGAGCGTGTTGAATGCCGCAAAGATGATCATGACTCATTTAAGCTTGTAACAGGAGAATGGACTGGAACAATTGTTACATTTGGAGAAGTTGCGGTACAACATAAACTTGATGGAAGTCCTCCCAAACTAAACTTTCAATATCAAATTGAAGAAACACCACTTGACCCTAAAGAACTAGAAGCAAATATTGACTTTAATGAATATATTGGTGATATTCTAGTACATGTTATCGAAGAAGCTTTAGAAGAAAATAATTTTGCAATTGGCGGGCAACCTGATGGAACCGAATTTACAAACGACAATATTGAGGAATCTAATTAATAATGAAAATTACACTCGTAAAGTTATTCCTTTTTTAAAGAAAGATTATTTCGAAGGCACTCAACGTATTGTCTTCGATCAAATCATTTCTTTTGTAACTAAATATAATAAGCTTCCAAATGGCGAAGCTCTTGCTATTGAGATTGAGTCTCAAGATATTAGTGATGGCCAATATTCTGAAGCTGTAGCTATTATTAAAGAAATTTCTAATGCTGAAGAAACTAACTTTGAATGGCTTATTGAAAATACTGAAAAGTGGTGTCAGGATAGAGCAATATACCTTGCCATTATGAAATCAATAAATATTATTGATGGAAAAGATCCACAACTAACTAAAAACGCTTTGCCTGAATTATTGTCTGATGCTCTTTCAGTTGCATTTGATACTAATGTTGGCCATGACTATATTGATGACTTTCAGTCTCGTTATGAATTCTATCATAGGCAAGAAGAACGTATTCCGTTTGATCTTGACTATTTTAATACAATTACAAAAGGTGGTCTACCAAACAAAACACTCAATATTGCTTTGGCTGGTACAGGTGTAGGTAAATCTTTGTTTATGTGTCATGTAGCTGGTTCTGTTCTTTCACAAGGAAAGAACGCATTGTATATCACTATGGAAATGGCAGAAGAACGCATCGCTGAACGTATTGATGCAAATTTAATGAATACACCTATTGATCAGCTTCCAAACATATCAAAAGATATGTTTAGCAATAAAGTTGCTCAAATTGCAAACAAGTCTCATGGTAAATTAGTCATTAAAGAATATCCTACTGGTGCAGCTCATGTTGGCCACTTTAGAGCTTTGATGAAAGAATTGCAATTGAAGAAAAACTTCAAACCCGATATTGTGTTTATTGACTACCTTAATATTTGCGCTTCATCGCGTATGAAAGGAATGGGTGGTGCAATCAACTCCTACTCATATATCAAAGCAATCGCTGAAGAAATCCGAGGACTTGCTGTTGAATTCAATGTCCCAATTGTCTCAGCGACTCAAACAACTCGATCAGGATATTCAAACTCTGATGTCGGCCTTGAAGACACCTCGGAATCGTTTGGGCTTCCTGCGACTGCAGATCTCATGTTTGCCCTCATCAGCAACGAAGAACTTGAAGGACTTGGACAAATCCTCGTCAAGCAGCTTAAAAACCGATACAATGATCCAAGTTCCAATAAGCGGTTCGTTATTGGAGTGGACAGATCTAAAATGAAACTATACGATGTTGAGCAATCAGCTCAAAATATTATTGATGCAGGTCAATCAGCACCTGTTGCAGACTACTCACAAAACAATGTAAAGAAATTTGAAGGATTTAAGGTATAACAATGCATGCACGTCTCATCTCCCATAGTCAACCCTCATTTAGACTCCACTCTGGCGAACTTGCAGCGGAGGGGCTTGACAACATCCAAGACCTCATTGCTTATTGCGCCCGTGTCTCCAACCCATCGAACCAAGCTAACACTAAAACAACACCAAAGCTACTCGACTATCTCATCAAACACAAGCATTGGTCTCCATTCGAAATGTCAAGCGCCTGTATCGAAATCGAAACAACCCGAGACATTGCAAGACAGCTTCTTCGCCACCGATCGTTTTCATTTCAAGAGTTTTCTCAGCGGTATGCTGATATCCGCGATCTTGATGATAATTTTGTTATAAGAGAAGCCCGACTCCAAGATCCTACAAATCGCCAAAATAGTGTAAAAACTGATGATGTAATTCTAATGGGTCAATGGGTAAATAAACAACAGGAGCTAATCGATCATGCAAAAGAAGTTTACAACTGGGCTATCGAAGTAGGAATCGCCAAAGAACAAGCTCGAGCTGTTCTCCCTGAAGGCAACACTGTCTCAAAACTATATGTCAATGGGACTATTCGAAGCTGGATTCACTACATCGAGCTTCGTTCTGCAAATGGAACGCAACTCGAACATATGGAATTGGCTCGAGCAGTGGCAGAAGCCATTGGCAAAATCTACCCAAAAGCCTTAGAATTTGTAGAAGATGATAATTGATACAAAATAATACCAATTAATTTTTGCATATAAATCAATAACTTAGGGTTTCAACAGCTCTAAGTTATTGATTTTAAACGAAAACAAAATGCACTTTTTTTCATAAATTGTGCATTTTTTTGTTTACATTCACTTCTATATAGTATAGTATAGTTATATCAAATGAAGGAGAATGAAAATGCTTAGAGATTCTAGAACACAAACTTTCACTGGTTACACAGCTGAAAAACTAGCTACTCAATTTGAAAATGCTTACATCCAAAATGGTGTGGTTTATTGGAAATCAAATGATCGTTCTCCATTCGAAGATATGTTGACTGACTTCATGGAAGCCGGTTTTATCTCTAAAGAAAATGTTGATCTAACCATAGCTTCTAAAAAAGCTCAAGATAAAGTCGCAATTGCTGACTATATCAAAGCTCAAGCCGACCGCTCAGAAGAACAAATTGCTGAAGAACGTGCTATGGCTCGTGCGGCATTTGGTGCAGACGAAAAGATGGTAAACATCTTTACTGGCGAAACTTTTTATTCTTAAGAGGAGAATGACTATGCGTATGGCAAATGAAACAGACCTAGTGTGTGAAGAAATCGATCGTATCAATGCTGGTACAGCTCAAGGTGAGCAATCTATTATGGTTCAGCATGACATGAAGAAGTGGGCTGAGCAAGAAGGCCATTGGCCACAAATGGACTATGTTCATATGATTGCAGCTCATGGTGTAGCTCGTGGCTGGACACAAGAAGGTTTTACTGGTATGGAGATCTGGGGATGAAACTATTTCAAGGTTTTGGTTTTGCTATTCTAGCAAGTGGATTTGTTTATCTTTGGCTTGAAGCTCTTTCTATGCCAGATGTGTGGTTTAGTTACTCAACTGATGAATGCGTAAAAGTAATAAATTACGATAAAGACGATCAATTTAGCTGTGAAAATCTTCCAACTAAATTCAATCATGTTTGGATTAAATAATGGATCTATATCAAGGAGCAATGCTCTTAGCGCTATTCGGAGTTGGACTTTGGCATCATGGAAGACACTCATATCACAAAGGCCGAGAACAAGGAACTAATGAATCTATTGATTTAGTGTTAAGAATTCTTGTTCAGCAAGGTATTATTACGATGACTGAAGCAGAGGAAATTTTTCGCAATGACACACAAATTAAATGAAAAAAATGCATTTTAGGGGTTTACATTAGCTTTTACTTGTGGTATTATATAAGTATATTCAATGAGGAGAAAAACAATGGGTATTCAAGTTTCAAAAGATCGTTCAGACGCTTACATCGGCACATTTGACTATGCATGTGCAAGTGATATGTTAGATCTAAGCGAAGTTCGCAACATGGTTAAGAACATGAATAAAATGCTTCGCCAAGATGGATACGATTATCAGTTTTATGTAAAGTGTCAGGGACGAGGTACTAATCGTACTGCACGTATGAAAACATGGTTGACCAATAAATATAATCGTCCAATTTCAGATCATTGGGCTCAAGATGCTGGCCAACGATCTCTTCCACTTGAAATTGCGGATCGAGTTGATGCCTACATCTACCGCCGCC